CGGTATCTGCTATTGCAAAAGATTTACAACTACCTAAACGACTAGTTAGTAAAATGGTTAAGGTTTATCATAAACAGAATTTTGATGAAGAAGTGGCTACACATGAACAATTTGAAAGTTTATATGAAACCATCGTTAAGTGATTTTTTAACCATAGTTGGAGTTATTGCAATTATGATATTATCAGCTTATGTTGCATTGAATATTGTCTCACATGGTAAATATTACAATTGCGATATATCTGAAATATCTCCAGACTATCCGATTAAAGTAAAAGAAGAATGTCGTAATTTAAGGAAAAACAATACTTATGCCAACGAAAGATGAGATGGCCAAGTTCGCAAAGGAGATTGATAATTTAGTCTCTAAAACAGATTACAATTACATTGAAGCTATTGTTGAATATTGCAGGCAAACTGGATTGGAAATTGAAGTAGCATCAACATTGATTAATGCTAATCTCAAAGGTAAAATTGAGTGTAATGCAATTGAATTTAATTTACTGAAGAATAAAAGTCCAAGATTGCCAATATGATGACTGGCTATGAAGCGTTTTCTGTTTACTCTGCAATGAAGTTACATTTTACCCAAAAATCTTATGACTACCTAAAGTATAATGGGAAAAGTAATATTAGCGTTATTGCATTTGAAAATCGTAAGGATAAATTCCACTTCTATAAATTGTCCAGGAAACATCCAATCAAGGATGATTATATCAATTTTCTTGTGGCTAATCTATTTGAGGACAGTAAGGTTTGGGCAGGTACTCTACTAAGTGAAGAATGTGATGTGATTTATAGGCAGAGACAGAAGGTTATACAATCTATGTCTTATACCTTTGAGAATGAATGTAGAGACCTGTTTAGTGATTATAAGAATCCAAACGATGTTTTGGTGACAACTGGAGACTATCCAATACTCTTAACTAAAGCTTTGCGTAAAGAGATATCTCCTGAAACACTAATCGTCCTAAACAAGATTCTGAATTTCTTGCCGATGTGGAATAGAAAAATTGCGGATACTATCCGATGGCCTGACTATGAAATGAAGTTAACAAAGTATGCCTCATTTCTTATGTTTGATGATGTAAAATACAAATTGATTTTAAAAAAGGTTATATAATGAAAATTTATTTGGACATGGATGGTGTAATTGCCAACTTTGAAAAACGATATATTGAATTATATCAAGAAGCTCCTGGAGCTAGCCGAGACAGAAAAGACTTTAGTAAAAACTGGACAAACTTTGTTGAGACCCGGCAATTTGAAACATTAGAATGGTGGCCTGGTGGTCAAGAACTTATTAGGACATTACAAAATAAAGTTGAAAATTCAAAAATTGAAATTCTTTCTTCATCAGGTGGACAAAAATACCATGATGAGGTTGTAGAACAAAAAATTAAATGGTTGCTTGATCGCAATATAGCATTTAAACCAAATATTGTGGCAGGCCGGTCAAAAAAGGCGGAGTATGCAACACCAGATAGCATTCTTATTGATGATACCGAAGATGTTATTAAATCATTCCGTGCAGCAGGTGGTATCGGTATTCATCACAAGGCACTAGGCAATACTATTAAACTATTAGATATTTACTTGACACACACATAAATACATGATATACTATGAATCATGTGGACAAAAAATACACATTAATATAAATTTAAATACGAGGTAATATATGAGTTCATTTGCAAATCTCAAACGAGACAACAATGCTTTGGCAAAACTTACTAAAGCAATTGAAGTTTCTCAATCCGGTTCATCAGAAGCCGGTTCAAAAGACGATACCCGCTTTTGGCAACCATCAGTAGATAAATCAGGTAACGGCATGGCTGTTATTCGTTTTCTACCTGCACCAGCTGTTGATGGTGATGATGCTCTTCCATGGGTTCGTACATTCAATCACGGATTTCAAGGACCTGGCGGTTGGTTTATTGACAACTGCTTGACAACTATCAACGATAAATGTCCTGTCTGTGAACACAATAGTACATTGTGGAATTCTGGTATTGAAGCTAATAAAGAAATTGCTCGCAAACAAAAGCGTAAGCTAACCTATATCGCCAACATTTTGGTTCTATCTGACCCAAGTAATCCCTCAAACGAAGGTGAAATCAAACTGTATAAGTTTGGTAAGAAAATCTTTGATAAGATTACGGAAGCAATGAACCCTGAATTTGCTGATGAAACACCGGTTAATCCTTTTGATATGTGGCAAGGCGCTAACTTCAAATTGAAGATTCGTAATGTTGAAGGTTATCGTAATTATGATAAATCAGAGTTTGCTGATAAATCGGCATTGTTTGATGGTGAAGATTCTAAACTTGAAGCTCTCTGGAAGAAAGAATTCTCTCTAAAAGAATTCACCGAGAAGTCACAGTTTAAATCATACGATATTCTGAAGAATCGTTTGGATAAAGTTCTAGGTTTTGAAGGTGTTGCTATGCCTAAGACTAAAGCGGAAACTGCGGTACTTGATACATTTAAAGAAGAAGATTTGGCAGTAATTGAGGAACGATTTGAAGCTACTGTTGATGAAGAATTAAATTACTTCAAAGATTTAGCTGACAATAAATAAACTTTTCATCACAGTAAAGTTTACCCCGCTTCGGCGGGGTTTTTTGTTATTAAACATATTGTCTATTTAATAAAAATGGCAACAAATCAACAGAGGCAGATTTAGATCCAGCTGATGCAGTTTTATCAGCTTGAGCAGCTGGTGCAGCAACTGGCGATCCTGTATTAGTTTGAGCAGGTGCAACAACTTGTGCGGATGAATTAGGCGCTGGTCTTGAACCAGCTATGAGAGCCTCATATATTTTATTTTTATAACCCGTATTTGTTGCTCTCATATTTGTATCTACATTACTAAGCTTGTTTCCCGTTACCCATTGATTTATAGCTTGTTCTAATGGTAAACCAACATAAATTTTTGGTGCTCCATTTGTTCCAGATAACAAAGCTCTTTGTGCGTTTACTCCATCCTCTAGCGTTGGGAATCTAGCAAATTTTCCTTTAACTGTGCCTACTCCTCGGCCAGTTGTATCTAATTCTCCACCAAAAGACTTTTGCCAAGATGAGTATAACATGGCACCAGGATTGTTCAAATCATAAGTTAAAGAACCTGGTTTAAATCCTTCAGATTCTCTTTGCTTTTGCATGAATATATCTTGTTGTTCTCTTGTTAAATCATTAAAAGTGGTTTTTGAGGGATCTATAGTACCCATTTGCGATGGTGATGACACAATATTTGGTGATGTTGATGATGGTGTTACAGATGATCTTTGATTAGCTGGTTTTTCTGGTATAGCAAGAAGTCCATATTTGGCAAATGTGTAATCTTTTAATTGAATTGGATTATTATTTTCAGGATCAACTGATTGGCCATTTACCATAATTTGATAATGAAGGTGTGGGCCGGTTGAAATTCCAGTTGATCCAACACGACCAATTAATGTTCCTGCTTCAACGTCCTCACCATTTGTTATTAAATGATTTGACATGTGACCATAATAAGTTTGTAAACCATTTCCATGATCAACAATAACCCAAGTGCCAAATCCTGAGTTTGGTTTACCAATAAAAGCTTTTCCTTTTCCGGTAGAATAAATTGGATCTCCTGTTTGGCCTTTAATGTCTATACCCCCATGAATTTGTTGTTGGCCAGTTACAGGATTAGTTCTGCTTCCATAAGAACTAGAAACTATATTTTCTCCTGTTCTACGGGTTGGCGGCGATCTGGTTGGTGTTATTGGTCCTGTATTAGTGGCAGGACCATCTTGAGCATAGTTCATTGGATTTTGTGCTTCGATGTTAGCCTTAATAGCTGCACCTAAATCCGCATCCTCTTGAGCTGCAACATCTATATTTAAAGAATCTTCTATTTGTTTAGCAAAATTTTTATTCAACAATGAATCTTTATTTCTATTAAAAGAATCTCTTACTTCTTTTTCAATTTCATCTTTGTTGTCAAAAATTAATTTTTTAAAATCTAAAGTTTCAAAAGAAGATTTTAATTTATCATACAAATCTCCACCAAGATTAGATAAAGATTTTAATGATCCACTAATAGATAAATCAAAAGATTCCTCTAGTTTTTTATACCCTAAAGTCATAGCTGCACCTACAGCAGCAACAGCAACTATTAACAAGAACATACTACTTTCTTTTTCTGTTTCCATTTTAGCTGGGCTAGAAGTATCACTTATGCTGACACTTCTAATACTTTTATCTGCAATTATTGCTGGAGACACTTTTTCTAATCTAGCAAGTTTATTAATTTCTCGTTTCATCAATAAAAAATTAATTGCAATAGATTCTAATTTTTCACTATTTTTTGCAAATAATTTAAAATCAGTATCTATGTTTTTCAAAACCCTATCTCCTGGAGAAGCGGCTTTTTGAGCTTTATACGCCTTTAATTTTGGAAACAAAGCAGTCAATAAACCGCCTTGGGGTAAGATTCTTTTAAAATCCAGCTTCTCTTTCAGTCTCTCTTTAGCTGCTCCACCTAATGAGCTAAAAACACCTTCACCAGCTTCACGGCGAGACTTAATAATATCGGTGAGTGAATTATTTTCCATATAAATTGTTATGTAGAACGGTAAGCTAGTTCAACTTTACCAGCATTTGCCATCCTTACATTATCCGGGTGATAATTACTAATAGGAGAATCAATTCTACGTCCAATAAAACCTTGATTTTGGCCAGGACCATCTTGAGCACTCATAAGATTTTCATTCGCATTAACAATTTCACCAATTTCATCAGTTTCACTTTTGGCAGGCGGTGTCATTGGTATCATTTGAAACTCACCTACATCATCACTTGGTGACACTGGCAATGGAGATGTTGGTGTGATGCTAGGACCAATGCTAGTAGTACCAGCTGGTAAATTAATAACATTTGTGGGTGTAAAGGACATCTCTCGCATACCTGCACCGGCAGCTGCATCTTCAGCATCTATATTACTAGATAGTAAAGTATCATTAGCTTGATTAGCTTTAACTTTTTGTTGTGGCACCAATTCTTGAACATAGTTCATTGATGCAGCAACAGAACCTAATGTAGCGTTTGTTATTCCATATTGTTTATTTTTTTCAATAAAATCAATAATATTTTGTTTTTTATTTCCTGTAAACATTATTTGATAATACTTATTGAATACTTCTATACCTTTTTCACCAATTAATCCAAATTTTTTCAGTTCTTCTATTGCTAGAGTTTTATCTTCTGGATCATTAGATTCTAAACCTTTTTTAATAAATTCGGCAACTTGTGGTTGCATCGTTTGTTTTAAAGATAAATTGATTTGTCCTTTAGGCCCAGCAACAGCTCCAGGTTGACCACTTTGTTGCGCTAAACGCAATGCACGCAACCTTTCTTTTTCAGGGTCAGTTAGAGTTCCTTCATTTTCTTTTTCAATCAAACTTTTCAATTCATCACTTATTTTTTTACCTTTTATATAATCTTTAGACAATTGATATAAAGAATAAAATATTCCGGCGGCTAAAAGTAGTGCAAGACCTGCTTTACTAAACACCAAACTCAATAAAGGTTTTAATATTGACAATAAAAAAGCGGAAGCTATTTTGACTCCTGTGAATAGACCTTTAAAACCAGTAACGATTCCGGACACTATTTTTCCAGGTAAATCTAATAATATTTGAGTTAGTTTTGTTCCTATATCGTTAAAAATTCCAGTTATCTTCTTTAGCAAATCTCCAATTGGATTTTGTTTTTTCTCTTCCTCTTTTTCCGGCTCTAATGCATTAGTTGTTGCGTTACTAGCTGTAGTTTTTGCAGTAGTGGATGTTACTCTTGATACAGGCCTAATTTTTTTTCTAGCTTGCATAGCCTTAACAATTCTTACTAAAGTCTTTCTCATAAGATTGGTATCTTTCTGAATCAAAGGCAAAGCCATACTATTTTTTGATATAATTTTTGTGCTAACACTTATGGAATCTAATAGTGATTTGGATGATGATAAAGAATCACCACCTCCGGCAGGAGCAGCACCAACTCCAGCACTTTCGCCTGATTGAGTGTTTAAAAGTTGAGCTTTATATGCCCTAAGTTTTGGAAATAAAGCAGTTAATAAACCACCTTGAGGCAGAGCTTTTCTGATATCCAGCTTCTCCTTCAGTCTCTCTTTAGCTGCTCCACCTAATGAGCTAAAAACACCCTCACCAGCTTCACGGCGAGATTTAATGATATCTGTAAGTGAACTGCTTGTTGTGTTTTTATTTGAAGAATTGTAGTCTTTTTTTCTAGTTTCTTTTTTGATATCTTTAATGATATCTTTTTTCAGTCTATTATATTCTTCTTGTTCTTCTGGTGTACGGTCTATTGCCATTTCCTATCTTCTTTGTTGGTTAGCAGCTTTAACTTTCTCATTTTCTTCTTCAAGATATCGTATTAACATATTCACATAGATATCTTTTTCCCAGGGAATCATATTTTCCAACTCTGTCAAACTATACTTGTGGTGTTGCATTAGAGCAAAGTTTGTTTTATAATGATTACCTAGATTATCATAACGAAATATTAACCGAAAAAATTTTGTATGCCTTCTACATCAATTTTTTCTTCGTATCCACATTTTCCACATTTAAAATCTAAAATCTTTTTCATTTTTGGCATAGTATCAAAGAATTGTTTAATGTTCTCCAAATCTTTTGATTGCAATGTTTCCAAAAATTCAACCAGCTCTTCTTTTGTGCTATCTTTGGCATAATACAAATTATCTTCATCGTAAATGTAATCAATACAACTAACAATCATTTGCAAAACAGTTTCAAAATTTTCTTGATTATCCACATTTGTGATAACATCCATTTTTGGATATTTCATAACAATACCAAGCTTATTGTTTATTTCAATTTTATTTGAATGGTTTTGATCCATCTCAGGTAGAATTTCCAAAACATTCACATCAATTTCCACTTCGTTACCACATTTGTGTTCTTTTCCATCATCCTTTATGATATTATTATTGCATTTATATTTTAACTGAACAATCTCACTGATAGAGCGAGCTCTTAAATTCAAGAATAACATTTCAATATCAAACAAAGGCAATGAATCAATATCGGTATCATCAAGGATACAGTTATTCAAAACCTGTTTGATTGTTGTGATTGTGGATTGAGGATCATCCGATTCTGAAGATATTAGAAATAACTTCTCCTCTTTGACAGTGAAAGGTCTAAATTTTACTTTCTTATCTGTTGAAAATAATTTAACCTCAAAAATAGGCACATCAATTTTAGGTAAAGCCATAATTACTCCATATTAATTAATTAAAAATCTTGATCTAGCACCAAATAGTTCATTCAATTTTGCGGAAACATCGCCTGCGCTACCAAATTGTTCATCATAAATTACTTTATATCGTTGATAAGCAAAGTTAACAGTTAATCTTTGAAAATTATCATCACTCCAAGATAATGGTTGTGGAGCTATACCGATTGGAAAAGCATCAACTAGTTGAATAGCATAAATTCTGTTTACAGTTTCATCATACTGTGTTATGGTAATATTGGTTAGATAGCTGCTTGTAGCGCCTTTAGGAAACCTAACATTATTCGTATCAGAAGGAATAATAGCTTCAATCCATCGGTCAAATATTTTACGCTCAGCATAATCATTTGTGCAAAGAAAAGTCAAGTTCATATCTGCATAATTTGTTAGATATGGGACTTGAAAGCCTGGACCATATATCTTCACCTTTTCTGTCACTAAACTTTTTCCTGGCATCTCTGCATTTTCACACATCATAGCTAAATGTCGTGTTGTTTCAGGATTAGCTGTCAATGCTTGTCTACTAATTGGATCTTGCCCAATAAATGTTCCTATAAACGAAGGCAGTGCAAAAGTTATATCTTGAATAACACTATCTCTTAGAGCAACAAGTTTATCAACAATACTATTTGTTACAAAATTATTGATGTATTGTGGCAAAGGAACAATCACATCATATCGGCTAGCTTTAGCTAATCCGCCACGCTTATTGACCTGTGATAAAAACTTATCTGGTGAAAATGACATTAGAATTTTTTCCTTGATTCCGACCAAACTTTTGAGCTTGAAGCTCCAATGAAACTTTCAAACGGCAACAACGCAGCAATATCCCACTCATCAGCTTCAATCTTTAAAAATCTACTTTCTATGTTTGAATAGAGGTATCTTTTTAGGCAAGCTGATTGTTCGTATATTTTTCCTGCAGCTTGTAATGAATCGTAAGTTAATCGTAATCTTGTTGTTTTATCATATTTTGAATTTGTGGCAAATTCACTAAGTTTATCTAAAAGGACGATTCGTTGCTTTGGGCTAATGTAATGCAAATTCAACCCTAAAAAACCATTCTGGTATTGTTCAATTGGTAAAACCAATGGGAACCTATCGTAATATGGCAACTTGTCCTTCGTCTTGGCTTCATAGAAATAAAAGTACATATGTCCTATCAAAGTATCGTCTACGAGTCGTCCTCTGTCGCTTAGGAGTGATTGGCGTGACGGTTTTAACTTACTTATTTTATTCAACAACCAATCTCTAGCTTGCCGAGAACGAGGTTGGTAACCTTCCTTGGTAAGTTGTTGATTAATTCGGTCGAGTAAATATGCCATGTTCTATTTATATTAGGTGAAAACAATTAATTACCATAGATTATCAGTTTTAAACACATAAGTAGCGGTGCTGCTTTAAATGATTAATTAGATACCTAAATCCTTCTCCGTCAGTACTAAGAACTTCCATCCATGTTCTTGACAAAAGATATCAGCTGCTCGCCACTTTTCTTGGTTAACAGCATAAGTTGCGGCTTCTTGAATAAATCGTTTGGTCTTTTTCTTTTGAACTGGCATCTTGGTTTGTGCGTCAGGTTTGACCTCTATTACATAGGTCATTACAGAACCATCTTTCTGTCTCATCTTGGCAATAAAATCAGGAAAGTATCTGTGCATTTTATTATCTACTGGACTTCTATAGGGAATTACAAGCTCTTCTGAGTTCCACCATATCACATTTGGATGAATATCCAGCCATTTCATCACTCTCAATTCCCAAGTGGAACGATAGATGATATTAGTTGAATCACCATTATATTTCTTTGGATTCTTTGGATTGAAGAATCCTTTGTAAGATTTGCCATATGTCATATAAATATATAGATGCCAATTTTAATGTAATAGGATAAAAATGTCATTTTTCAAAATCATAGATGTGATAACAAACTCTAATGGTAATAGATTAGGTGGCCCATCATCGCTTGGCGGAAAACAATATGAAAAGAATACTTATCGTTTTCCAGAAGATGTTGGGAGTTATGATAAAGGACATTACATCCTATTTAACATTAATGAACAAGTCAACACTCAGTTTATTAATCCGCAATCTAGTCAACTGACCGCCGGCGATACCCCAACCGTTATAAGAAACATTCAAGATTTGCAAAATAGAAGAGGAATAACGAATGTTTCTGGAGTTTTTCAACAGGGTTTAGGTGTCGTATCGCAAGCTGGTGCAGCACTTGCAAGTAGACTTAATAGTAATCCAAATACTTCGGGTTTACTTGGTGGATTAAGCAATACCTTGCAGAGTGGCATCACTACTGTAGCAAGCGCCGCTGGGCCTCAGTTCACAGCGGCCGTGGGTAATACTGTTGATGGATTAAAAAATATAGCTGCAGGTATTAAAGGAGACACATTTCTAAGAACTATACGAAGAACGAAAGATACAATAGCTTTGTATATGCCCGATTCATTAAGATTTAGTTATGGTCAAAGCTACAGACCTTTGGAACTTGGTAGTGGATCATTAGCTATGGGTGCAGCTTTTGCTTCATCAGGTTATGAAACAATTAAAAATAATGACACATCAAATATGGCACCATTCGGTGTTAATTATTTAGCTCAAAGGTCTGGTCAACCTATACTTAGAGCACTAGCTGCAGCTGGAACAGGCCTTGTTGCTAATCCAATGTTGGAATTAATTTATTCCTCACCTAAATTTAGGGAATTTTCTTTTAATTTTATGTTGTATCCTAGATCCGAAAAAGAAGCGGAACAGGTTCAAAAAATATTAGAAACACTAAGATTCCATTCGGCTCCAGAAATTAAAAGAAATACAGGAGGATTTTTTCTTATTCCGCCGTCAGAATTTGATATTTCATTCATGTATAATGGCAGACCCAATCCCAACATTGATAAAGTTTCAACTTGTGTTTTAACGAATATATCAGTTGACTATGCGCCAAAAGGATTTCATGCATATGAGGTTGGCGGAGAAAATGATGCTAAACTTGGTAGAACCGGTATGCCAGTTGGTATTGGTTTGTCATTAACATTTATGGAAACACAAATTCTCACTAAAGAGTACCATAGAGGAACACAATTTGATGTAAGTACTGGCGCTATTGGTAGCTTTCAACAATTTGGTTCTGGCAATGAATTTGGTAATCAAGATTTAGGACAATTCCTCTAAGATAATATATGGCAAACTATTTCTATAATTTTCCAACGACATACTATATCAATTCAGATGATAATTCTGATTTAGATGTTGTTACCGATATAACAAAGCGTGTAGCTTTTGAAGAAGAATTCAAAAAGAATTCTGCTGCTTATATTAAATTTGTTGTTACTGATGAAGATACACCAGAAATTACAGCATTTAAATTTTATGGTGATGCTGAAAAACACTGGATAGTTTTGATGATGAATGACATTATTGATCCTCAATTTGATTGGCCAATGAAAGAAAGAGATTTAATTAAATTTATTAATAACAAATATTCAGCTAATGCTTCAAATACTCAAACTGGTTTAGAGTGGGCTCAGTCTAATATCCAATCTTATTATAAAGTGCAAACCAAAACTATAGTTTCCACGGGTGAAAAATCTGAAGATAAAATTAAGGTTGATAGTGGAACATATGCGAACATCACACCATCAAATGTAACATATACATTG